CTTAAAGATTGGGTAAAACAAGATTGGGTTCGCATAGGCACTGATGGTAAGATCAAGGGCAAGTGTGGTACGTCTAAAGACAAGAAGAACCCAGATAGATGTCTACCAAGAAGTAAAGCAAATAGTTTATCCAAATCAGAAAGAGCAAAGACTGCTAGAAAAAAGAAAGTTGCAGGAAGAAAAGGTAAAACAGTAGTATCTAATACTAAAAAAGCAAAAGTTCGTAACATGAATAACGGTGGTAGTGTTTCTACGTCTACACCTAAACGTAAATTTAATGGTAAGAAAATACCAGGTACAGCCGTAGCGAGAGGTTGCGGTGCAATTATGGCTAATAGAAGAAAAAGAACAAAAGGTGCGGTAACGCAATCTTAGATTGGAGATAAAATATGGCTACTTCTGCATCAACTAATTTTGAATTAGATGTATCTGACTACATAGAAGAAGCTTATGAGCGTTGTGGTTTAGAAACAAGAACAGGCTATGATCTTAAAAGTGCTAAGAGAAGTTTAAATCTTATGCTTTTAGAGTGGGCTAATAGGGGTCTAAACCAATGGACTATAGCACAAAGAACACAAACTGTTACTGCTAGTGATGGCGAATACTCTTTAGGAACTGATCTTATAGATATTTTATCTTTAGCAGTTTTGAGAGATTCGACATATTATTCTTTAGAAAGAATAAGTCGTGACTCTTATCTCGCTATTCCGAACAAATCTCAAACAGGTAGACCAACACAATTCTTTTTGGATAGACAGTTAACACCTAACTTAAAAATATGGCCTCTACCTGAAAACAGTACAGATGTTTTGTATTATGATGCACTAACACGCATGGATGATGCTGATGCTTATACTAATACTCTTGAGATACCTTTTCGGTTTTACCCATGTTTAGCTGCTGGTTTAGCTTATTACATAGCGATAAAGAAAGCACCAGATAGAATACAACTTTTAAAAGCAGCTTATGAAGAAGAATTTGAAAGAGCTATGTCAGAGGATAGAGATAGGTCTTCATTTAATGTGTCACCACAGTTGAGGTTTTATAACATTGTCTAGGTTTGCTACAGGAAAACACGCATATGGTATATCAGATCGCTCTGGGTTTAGATATAGATTGCGAGATATGCGTAAAGAATGGAACGGTTCTTTAGTAGGTAAAGATGAGTTTGAATCCAAACATCCACAGCTAACTCCTGTGCTAAAAGTTGTAGATCCTCAAGCATTAAGAAATGCAAGGCCAAATACGGATGTAGAAACATCAGGTTTTGTTGTTTATACAAATGTTGGTGATGGTATATTGGGTAAATTATTAACGTCAAATTTAGAAGCAACAACGGCATTAGGAACAGTAACGGTGACAACATCATGAGTTTTACATACGCAACTTTAAAAACAGCAATACAGAATTACACAGATAATACAGAAACAACTTTTGTATCTACATTAGACACATTTATAAAAACAACAGAGGAACGTATTCTTAAATCGGTAGATTTGGAATATTTTAGAAAAAACGCTACGGCTTCTATGGCTTCTAGTAACCAATATTTAGCTATGCCTAGTGATTTGTTGGCTGCATTTAGTGTTTCTATAACAAATTCTAGCTCTAAAGAGTTTTTATTACAGAAAGATGTTAATTTTATACAAGAAGTTAATCCTAATTCTTCAACAACAGGAACACCTAAATATTACGCTATTTTTGATAGTAGCAATTTTATACTAGCTCCTACTCCAGATGCAAATTATGTGACAGAAGTTCACTATTATTATAGGCCGACAAGTTTAACTTCTGGGAGTGATAGTGGAACTACCTGGTTAAGTACAAACGCTCCAAATACTTTATTGTATGGTTGTTTGTTTGAAGCTTATGTTTTTATGAAAGGTGAACAAGACGTTTTAGCAATGTATGATAAAAGGTTTACAGAGTCATTATCAAGATTAAAAGATTATGGCGAAGCAAGAGAGAATACAGACGCATACAGAAGAGGATTACCAAATAGGCCAAGAACATGAGGGTAGCGATAGTTGGACTTGGAGGAAGCTATGCAGACTACATAGCTGCTCGAATAAGATCAGAAAAATTTGACGAAGTTTGGGGAATTAATTGTATTGGTGCAATAATTCATGTGGACAAGACCTTTATGATGGACCCTGTATCTCGTTTTTTAGATACGGATAATGCAGGTTTACAAACAGGCATAGCCAATGAATTTCTTAAAAATAACAAAAAACCTATTTACACTTGCCAAATGGATAAAAGAGTCAAAAATCTCAAATTATATCCACTCGAAGAGGTCATTAAATCTACCAATCTTTGTTATTTTAACAACACTGTACCTTACGCTATTGGTTATGCTATATATCGTAATGTCTCTTCCATTTGCCTTTATGGGATAGATTATACATATAAAGACAATATCTATATGGCAGAATCTGGAAGAGCTTGCACAGAGTTCTGGTGTGCTACGGCTGTATCAAAAGGTATAAAAGTAGAAGTTGCTAACAGATCCGGGTTGTTAGACACAAATGTACCTGATAATGAGCGTTTGTACGGATATCATAGATTGGATGATCCCTTGGTTCAACAATTTAATGAAGCGGGTCTTTTGATTACAAAACAGTCTGAAGTTGACCCACCAGAACCTATAGACAATAAACCTATACTTTTTGGAAGACATGATTTACAAAAAGCAAACGGAGTTGATAAGCATGTTTCAAATTAATGCAGCGGAGATAGGCACTGTAAAAGTAAACACCTCTCAAAAGGGAGGTTTTTCAAGCGATCAAATTGCAGATATGGCTACGGATAAGATAGTGTATGTAGCAGATAATGCTCCTCCTGCTATACAAGAACAAGCTCGCTTGTTTGCAGATCGTGTAAGAAATCTACTTAGAGGATATGTTGATTTGGCAAAGAAAGAAGAACGTGCTACAATTATTCAAGTAATTGAACAAACTGGTAACAAAGAATTAGCAAATATCATAAGGAGGCTATAATGGCAATTACTCAAGCAATGTGTACATCTTTTAAGCAAGAATTGATGTTAGGCACACATAATTTTGCAACTAACGGCAATGCTTTTAAGCTTGCCTTGTACGCAGAGGGTGGAGGAGGAAAATCTTCTACTACGGCTACTTTAGGAGCCGCAACAACTGCATACACCACAACTGGCGAAGTGGCAAATAGCGGATCTTATACTGCTGGTGGAGGAGCTTTAACAAAAGTTGCACCGACTACTTCAGGAACAACGGCTCTTACTGATTTTTCAGATATAAGTTTTACAACGGCTACAATTACTGCAATGGGTGCGTTAATTTATAACGACACTAATAGTGATAAAGCCGTAGCGGTTCTGGATTTTACAAGTAACAAGACTTCTACTTCTGGTACATTTACTGTAACATTTCCAACGGCAGATGCTTCTAACGCTATAATAAGGATTGCATAATGGCTCATGTCGTTGCTGATCGTGTAAGAGAAACCACAACTACTACAGGCACAGGAACGTATACGCTTGCTGGAGCCGTAACTGGTTTTGAAACTTTTGGTTCTATTGGCAACACCAACACGACATATTATTGTTGTACTGACGGAACCAATTTTGAGGTTGGAGTAGGAACGTACACTTCTAGTGGCACAACTTTAGCCAGGACAACTATTTTACAATCTAGCAATAGTGATAGTGCCGTGAACTGGAGTGCTGGAACAAGGCAGATATTTTGTACGTTACCTGCTGAAAAGTCTGTTATTGAAGATGCAAGTAATAACGTAGCTATTGCTGGAGTTTTGACTTCTACAGGACTAACAATCGGTAGTGCGGCTATAACAGAGGCTGAGTTAGAAATATTGGATGGTGCAGGAGTTACAACTGATGAATTAAATTTATTGGATGGTTCGGCTAAATCTACAGCATCAATTACTTTAGACAATGCAGATGCTCTTATAGTAATAGACGGAACGACAACAAAGCAAATACCTGTTTCTGATATAAAAACGTATTTAACGAGTGCTGGATACGTTACGGACGATCCCACGGCACTTGCAATCGCTTTGGGCTAATATAGGAGGTACAAATGGCAGATGATGCTACAGCGACAGTTCAGGTCACGGTCTTACCTGATGAAATAGCAAAGACCATCTCAGGAACCATGACGGTTACTCCTGCTGATGCCAATGATAAATGGTATTATAAATTAACAAGTGTTTCAAACTCTAGCACCGACTTGATGGCTGGTGAGTATCTTGATTACACGGCAGTAGACGATGATACTGGCTTTACAGCCGTAGCGACAGGAGACAAAGTAAAGTTTTTATTTATTAAGAATGTAAATAGTTCAGATGCAAGTATTTACGTTGTTTTTGATGCTGGAACAGCGTCTTCTTCTGCAGCAGATGGTGTAACAATAGGGCAAAATGAGTGGTTTGCAGCAAGATTACCTAACGCAACGGTGGCCGATATTCACGCAATATCTTCATCAGGAACTGTAACTTGCATAGTAGCGGCTCTATTAGATGATGTAGGATAGGAGTAAATAATGGCTAATACCTTTAAAAATAAAGTGTATGACGGAGCCAATACTTCGGCAAACGCTATTATGAGCGTCTATACTGTTCCAAGCAGTACTACCACAGTTGTTATAGGATTAACTTTAGCCAACACTGCTTCAAGCCAAATTACAGCCGATATAAAGTTAAGTGCTGGATCTACAATCTTTTTGGCGAAGGATATACCGATCCCTGCTGGATCTAGTTTTGAATATATGGCTGGAAATAAGATTATTATGGAGGCAGGACATACGTTAAAAGTTGCATCTAATACGGCTGATTCATTAGATACGGCAATGTCAATTATGGAGATAACGTAATATGCCTTATTATGGTACAAGTCCATCAACGGCTTTCTCTAGTTTACCTACAAGACAAGAGTTTAGTGGGGATGGTAGCACTACTACTTTTACTTTAAATAATACGGTAAGTTCTGAACAAGATATTGTGGTTTCCGTAGACGGAGTGGTTCAAGAACCTACTGGAGCTTATACCGTACCTGATGGAGTAACTTTAACTTTTACTGCCGCACCTTCTTCTAATTCAGGTAATAACATTTTTGTAATGTTCTTTGGCAGAACTTTTGAGACAGTTACACCTGCCGCAGAAAATAAAGGTAATTTCAAGGCAGGGGGTTTGTTCAGGACTAATGCACAGTCTTTAACTTCTGATCTTACTATATTGGCAACTGAAAACGCTAATGCAACAGGAGCTTTGTCTGTTGCTTCTGGTGTAACACTAACGATTGAAAGTGGTGGGAGGCTAGTAGTTTTATGAGTACGTT